TGATGGTGACCTTGCCCGCCTTCTCGTCGAGCGCGACGACGTCGCCCTTCATCTTCTTGTCCTTGAAGGTGAACTTGACGACGGATCCGACGACGATGTCTACTTCGTCTTCGACCTCTTCCTCGTCTTCGTCTTCCTCGTCGCCGTCCTCCTCGTCTTCCTCTTCATCGTCGTCCTCGTCCTTCTTCGACTTGGACTTCTTCTTCGGGGCGGCCCCCTTCTTCTTTTTCTTGGGTTTCTCCTCCTCTTCGTCGTCCTCGTCTTCCTCTTCGTCCTCGTCGTCTTCATCGTCCGACTCTTCTTCGTCGTCCGATTCTTCGTCGTCCGCGTCTTCGTCGTCGTCGTCGGAGTCCTCCTCCTCGTCGTCGTCGTCGTCGTCGTCGTCGTCGTCGTCGTCGTCGTCGTCGTCGTCGTCGTCGTCGTCCTTGGACTTTTTCTTCGACTTCGACTTCTTGGACTTCTTCTTGGGCTCGTCGTCCTCGTCCTCCTCATCTTCCGTGTCCTCGTCCTCGTCGTCTTCGCCGATGGCGCTGTCGACGTAGAGGTTCTGGAACTCACCCTTGGTCTTGAGGCGGACCTTGCACTTCGGCTTCGTTTTCTTGATGTCATCGAAGATCGCCTGCAAGTCTGCTTCCAGATCCTCGAGCTCGGACGTGTCGTAGCCCATTGCGTCGAGCTTCTTGAGGAGGTAGGGCAGATGGTCCTCGGTCAGCCCCTCGAAGTCGAGCTTCTCCTTGCCCTTGTAGGCACCATCGACGAACTTCCAGGTGACGATGACCTGCACTCGCTTGTTTTTCGAGATGCCAATCTTCGCATCGACGGCTTTCATCCGATACTTTCCGTCGTCGAATTCGTCGAACCCAGATGTCTCAGCGGCCTCCTTGGCCTTGTCGAGATGCTTGTTGAGACCGCGCAGGTGTCGGCCGAAGTCCACCTTGCCGCCGCTTGACTTCTTCTTCGTCTTCTCTTTCGTTCTCTTCATGACACTCTCCTGGCTAGCTTACCTTCTTCTTCAAACGCAACTTGGACTTCTTCTTGACCGACTCCTCCTCCGGCTCGTCAATGTCCGAACGCTTCCTCGGTTCGTACTCGTTGTTGAATGCCGCAACAACGTTCTTGTAAGCCTCCTTGGGCGATCGACCCATGTCGATTCGCCGAATGGGCAAACCATCTGGTGTGAGGAACCGCCCCTCCAACCGATGACCCGCTGAAACGTTGTCATCTCCCAGAATCTGGAGCACGCGACGTTTCTTGTCGTAAGTGTAGTAGGCCCAGATGTCCACCACGCCTTCGACAACCTCACGCATCTTCTTGTGCATCGATGGTTGCATACGGTCGTAGGTCTCGCCGTCGCGTGTCTCCACCTCTGCTTCGATTGCGTGCGAAATGAACACGACACCCTTGCCGATGTTAAGCAACGCGTCGATTTGCCGCTCGAATTCTCGCTTCTGCGCGCGCCATCCCTTGCCCCATTCCTCTTCTGCGAGATCGTCGATGACTAACTTCTCGCAGACGTAGTCTTCGGACATCCCCCAGAGTTTGTCGACGATGTCGATCACTACGGTATCGAACCGTTCGTCTTTCTGTAACGCCCGAATCGAACGCTGGAACTTTCGCCAGCTATCGACCACAACTGGGTATACGCGTAAGGCCTTGCCACCCGGCTCGGTGAAGAGGTGCAATACTTCTCCGAACATCGCCGTGAGCGTGGTCTTGCCGATCTTCTTTTCACCAAAGATCAGCCACGTATACGCGCCAAGATCGTCCGCCGGCTCCGATCGATCGGTTGGCAGACGGAACTTTTCCTCCTCGCGTTCGGGGCGACGTTTCTTCTTGTCCTTGACCTTCGCCTTGGAGTCGCCCTTGAGTTTCTTGACAACAGCCACTACTTCGTCACCTTGTCGATGAACGCTTCATCGTCGGGAGTGGCAACGCGCTGCACACGCACGTTGTTTGCGCCACCACCGACATGAAGTACAACGGTCTTTCCTCCGGTAGGTTCAAAGGTCCTCTTCAAGACCTCTTCCTCGTCGTCGTCCGAGGTCTCTTCCATCCCACGGAAGAGTTCAACGTTTAGGGTAGGGTCGTCCATCATCAGACCGACGACCTGTTTGAACGCGAGACGTTCCGCTGGCGTCAGTGGCTTGATTGGGTCCATTATTTCTTCCTTTTCAGAGATTGAATGGGGATCACCTGACCAGCAACCTCAACCGGTGCAGGAGGAAGACCGGCACCATTGCCGGGGAACACGTAGGTCCGCATGGCCTTCAAATGTTCGGCCACAATATGTTGTAACTCCTCGTCCGACTCTTTCAAGTTCGGATTCTTCATCAGACCTTGCCGCCATCCGCCGGCGTAGCTGCACACCGAACACGGAGTCATGTTTCGGTTCTTGTTGTAGAGCAACTGACGAACGGCATTCATCTGAACGCTCTCCCAGATTTGCTGCAACGACTGGTTGGGGAATTTGCCGATGGGGAGTTGTGTCGACCAATCGTAGCAGCACACTGGCACGACACCGTTGTAGCCCATGTTGAGTTCGCGGAACGGCCGTGTGCATTTCTTCTCGAGCGGCTCGGTGATCGGCTCCTGCCCGAGCAAGTTCTGTAACGGCTTCGATCGAGTGTTGCCTGCTTCGTTGTTGATGTCCTTCGACACCGGTCGTCCGGTCTCGGCGCGCTTGCGCACGTTGACCTCGCCTAGGTCGTCGAGGACAAAGATCTGTTTCATCTTCATTGGATAGCGACGGTAGATGGACGCGTGATCCGGATTGTCGTAGTAATAGTCCACGACACGATTGAGGTTCGGCCGCTTCGCCGCGTAACGTTTCGCGTAGGCCATGAACATCTCGTAACGATTTTCATACTCGTCGTTCTTTTCCCCCCACCATCGCTTGTAGGCGTTGATGGCGAGCAGATTGAGACCCGACGCGAACCATTCGTCGACCAACTCCTTGAAGACTTTCCACTCTTCAATGGCCGAGCCGTTTGTCTGCAACTGGATGTGCGCCTTGGGATCGAGTGTGATCGCCTTGAGCACACCAGGGAAGTTTGGATGCAGCGTCGGCTCACCGTGGTTGTTCAGTTCGACACGATGGCCCTGTGGCATCCATCGACGCGTTTCCTTGAACATGTCACGGACAAGTTCGATTGGCATCGGACGGTAGTCGGCCCATCCGATCTCTGGCGTCTTGTTCGAACGGACGCTGTGAATGCCGCAGAACCAGCACGAGTAGTTGCAACCCTCCACGACCTCAAGCTGAATGGACCACGGCGGGGCCACAGCCGGTTTGTGGGGGACTCTAATTTTCATAACGCTCCTCTGGGCGAGATACCGAGCTCGACCTTCTTCGGTTCGACGTTCATTGCACTTGGCTGCCAACCGACGAAGCGAGATCTCAATCGCTCCACATTCGACCGCCACCCGACGCTTACCTTTTGAGATATCGAAATGCTCACCGTAGGTATTCTTCTTCTGAATCCATTTCCGGCGCACACCGATTCGATCGACCATCTCTAGAAGTTCCGCTCGCGTATCGGCGACCATGTGGCACATGACCATCTGACCAAACGGAGCTTCCATATCGTCGACGTAAACAGCCACGACTACCGCACAGCCGCTTGCCGTTCGTATCCAATCCGTTGTGCGTCTGCCAGCGACAGAGCTTGAATCTTCTGCCAACTCGCTCCCCAGCTGCAGACAAGTCCACCTTGCGATTCGAAGAACCTCCCTTCCTTTACATACACGCCGTGAGGTTCGACAAGAATGTAGTAGTCGCAGAGACCGGATTGCAATGGCCAAGTGTCCGCTCCGCCGGTCTTCTCGACTCTGAGCACGCCAACGGTTGAAGTGTCTCACGGCCGCCAAATGGTCTTGCACTGTTCGCAGAGATGCGACCGATGCGGTGGGTTATGCCACCCGGCTTCTGGCTTCGGTGCGTCAATGTGTTGGTGACCGCACGTAGGGCAATGCAGCACCATCGGAATGGGGTTGCGTTCAAACCAGACCTGCAAGTCAGCCTCGCATTGGTCAACGCTAAAGACCTGTGAGGTCATCGGACCGGGTGGCCAGTACAACCACCGACGACCCTGCACACTTTCGAACACGAATCGTGCGAGACGTTTGAGCATCTCCGTCTTCATCTTCATTCTCCTTCCAGATTCTTTTCGATCTGTGTCCATGGAAAGGTCACACGAACCTTTTCCATATATTGTGGATGCGTGCGCGCGAATCTCTGGATAGCGATACCAACCTTCCGCACACGATCACCGATCTTACCGTAACCCCCTCCCTGATATCGTTTCTTCTGAAATGGTGCATCGAGACACACCATCTGGGCAAGGATGCCTTGGTCAAATGCGGCGAAGGTTACCTGAACATCGTCCATGCAACCTTCGTCGACTGTGTAGCGCATCTTTGAATAGAACTCGTGCGGCAACGCCCAAAACATTGCCGACCGCTTCTTGTAGAACCGGAGACCGTCGTGAGTCTCCAGCGTATTCTTGATTCGTCCCGCGTCGAAGTGTTCCGCGGTGCCGTGCGCTCCAGCGACAATGCACGGCTGCACCGGATACACGTATGAAGCATGCAACAGATTCTGCAAACTCCTCAACGTGTATCTGGTGTTGTCGTCGGTCACTACGTAGCGCTCAAACCGTTTCGTTGTCGCCGTCTTGCGCAAAGCCTCCCGACAGAAGGTGCCACTACCGACTGGGTTGTCGTAGAAGACCCACGTGATCTTCGGATAGTCCGCAATGACTTTCCGATAGAGCTTCTTCTCGGCGTTTTCTACACCGATGAAGGTATTGGAGCGATGGAGGAATGGCTGGGCCTCCAAAACTTTGCGCAGTGAGTCCGGGCGACCCTTGGTGGGGATCAGCACGGCATAACGACCGGAGTTGAGTTTAATCTTCATAGCGACCTCGACGGATTACCGCTTCTTTTTGCCCTTGGGTTTCGCCGTGCCGTCGCGCTTCGCGATCAGCTTGACCTTCTTGGCCTCGAGGCGGTCCTGCTGCTTGACGATCCTCGTGATCCGCTTCGTCAGACGATCCTTGCGTCGCACCTCCTTCTTCATTGCTCGTGCTTCCGACTTCGCTGCCTTCTTCGTGCTCTTGACTTTCTTGGCCATGGTGGTGGTGACTCCTGCGCCGTTGCTTGTATGATGAACGTCGTGGCGCTCCGTCCGTTCAAAACCGTTGACGTTTCTTCTAACGTGCCCGCGCGCGTTACCGGTAAGGGGTTATCCTTCGGTGGCGCGACGGATCTCGTCGTGTGGATACTTTCCGTTCGTCGGAATCCAAACAATCGCTCCGCCAGCCATGCTGTCGGGATGCAAGACCCAGAACGGATTTTGCTCGGACCGGTGCTGCCGTGGCAGAGTATCACCGGGCGTGTATAGGTGAACTGCGCTCACGGTAGGTTCAACGTCCGAAGTTCGCTCGCATGCTTCGCAGAGATGCACATCGTTCGTATCCGGATGCGGCAGATGGTTGCCCTCTGCGTGACCGCACAGCTTGCATCTCTCGTACGGATTCGGATACTTGCCATCGGATGGCCACGATTCGAGTCCAGCGAACTTCGCCTGCT